ACTCTTCGGAAAGAGTCCAGCGCCACTGTTCCATACTCTTTGAGTACCAAAGGTTAATCTTCATTAGAAAGGTTTCCTAACTTACTATCTAGATGTCCAAGAATACGTATCATTGTTGAATTTTGTTCTTCAAGAGAATTAATACGTTCGTGTAACTCAAGAATCATATCATAGAGATTCTTACATTCTGCAGTTTCTTTATATTGTTTTTTCATTAGTCCAATTCCCAACAAGTTTCTCGTGCCAACTCTGGATTTTTTTGTAGTGCTCTGTGAACATGCCCATGAACATCTTGTTCTAGAGTGTGATGTGCTTTGGTGTGAACAAATTCAATCACCCCAAGAGATCCACAAATTAATAGGTTTATGATCGTGACAGGGTGAAAAAGATACCGCATAAAAAAGGGGGTGCCGTCGCACCCCATCATAACATCTAGATGTTTATTTGTCTATCGTCTTTATCAGAAGTTGTACTTAACGCCCAACTTACCACCAACTCCCAGTCCTTCCATGAACTCATCTTCATCGGTGATGAAGGAAAGTTCGCCGTATGCGCTGAGTGCATCGGAGACGGGGATACCTACGCCTGCCTTACCAGAAAAGCGAGTGGTGTTCTCAACACCATCATTGGCGACGATTGCTGGACCTGCCTGGATGTAGTAGGAAGCAGCGCCAGCTTCACCTTCATAACCTACATGGATGTCTGTAGTTGCTCCGGTGTAGTCATCGCCATCCCAACCTGCGTTGGTTTCGACGTTGACGTAGGGACCTGCAAGGGCAGGTGCTGCCATCAGGGGAGCAGCGGCAGCAAGTGCGATTGCGGATTTGATCATTGGTTTAATACCTCGTTGTTTTTACTTGTGGAATGGTTACCCACAGATGAAAGAACCTCGACATGGTTCTGTGTAATTATACCTATTGCAGAAAAAAAGCAAAAGGTCTAATATTTATACTGAGTATAAATTCGGATGATTCGGGTATCCGAAAGCGGGAGACGAGATTCGAACTCGCAACAACCTGCTTGGAAGGCAGGGACTCTACCGTTGAGTTACTTCCGCAAGTGGTGGGAGAAGGTATCTCCCGACACATCCTTCACACGGACAAGAGTCATTATAAAGGAAAGATGTTATCTGGTCAAGCCCCCAGTCGGATTTGAACCAACGACCTACGCTTTACAAAAGCGTTGCTCTACCACTGAGCTATAAGGGCAACTCCCCCGGCAGGATTCGAACCTGCGACCAGACGATTAACAGTCGTCGGCTCTACCGCTGAGCTACAGAGGATTGCGTTTGGTCTTGAAGTAAAGACTATAATATCTTTTCTTCATTTTGTCAACCGTGTTCATATCTTCTTCAAATCCCATGTATTTGAGATGTTGATAGACACCTTCCATCTCACCTAAGAGTAGAAGAAGATTGACACCGGTTACGGGTCTGTCACCAAACCCGTATCCTTCAAAGTTATCCATAAGAAGAAATGCCCACCCGTTTTGCGGGAGGGCGAAAAATGTTTGGCCAAGTATCGTGAATTATTTGCACCACTTTATATGGTGTCTCTGAACTAATCACCTTTTACTGCTGCCCAATCTTTATCAAAGATTTCGAGACCTTTATCTGTAAGGATGTGGTCATACATTTGATCAAAGATTTTAGGTGGCATAGTAACCACCTCTGCACCATTATAATAAGATCTCACAACTCTTTGCACACTACGAATAGATGCAGAGAGAACTTGAGTTTTCATACCGTGAATACGATACAGTTCAGAAATAGATCTGACTACTTCCAAACCAGCAACAGATTGATCATCAAGTCGTCCCACAAAAGGTGAGACATATGTTGCACCTGCCTTAGCAGCAAGGACTGCTTGTGCCGCAGAAAAGATCAAAGTCACATTAACTTTGACTCCCAAGTCTGACAACTTCTTACATGCAAGCAAACCTTCACGACTACATGGAACCTTGACAGTACAAACGTCTTCAAATTTCTGGGAAAGACGAAGACCTTCATCAAGCATGTCAGCATAACTGCCAACAACTTCCATGCTGATATCCTGAACTCCGATATCTTTAATTTCTTGATAGACATCTTCAGGATTTCTACCAGACCTCATAATAAGAGTGGGATTAGTAGTAACCCCATCAACCAGTCCGGTCTGAAAATACTCGCGGATAAGATCAGTATCCGCCGTATCTAGAAAAATTTTCATTGGATATATGAATAAACGACTCAAGTAGGACTCGAACCTACGACCGACTGCTTAGAAGGCAGTTGCTCTATCCAACTGAGCTATTGAGTCATGAACTCATTATACTCAGTTGGAGGTATTATGTCAACCTTCTTCTTCTACTACTTCGGTAGGAGCCGCTTCTGCAGGTGCTTCTTCAGTCTCTTCTTCAAGAGTTACACCAACTTGCTCCAGATATTCGATGATGCCTTGAACCTTCAGACCCAACTCTCTCTTGTTTGTGATTTGGGTATTAAGTTCTTGAATTTCTTTGAGGATGGTCTCACGCTGCTCAAGGGCAGACTTCAGATGTGTTTGTTGTTCGCTCATTGTGGGAATTAAACGCAAGGTATATATACAGTCAAAATTATAGGACAATGTGTAAAAACCGTCAAGCTAAATAAAGCCAGAGTATAAGAATTAAATCCTATGCGAAAAGCATTTGTTGCTTTTAGTATGCTTCTGTTGACCGCTGGCGCAGCAAATGCTGGCGGACTCGTTACTAGACATCAGTCAAGTCTTCAGCACACTGTAGATCCGACTAGAACCATTACCTCCAGAACCGCAAACAGTTTTGCTGTTTCTGGTAGTGGAGTTACTATGGATAATGACGGTGGTTCCCTCACTGCCGCAGATCAAATTGTCGGTGGTCTTGGATCTCTTACAACTGGTTCAGCAGCAGGAGATTTCTCAACTGCATATCAAACATCAGCTGGTGCAGCATTCTCTTATAGTAATTCATTTACTTCAGGTGATGCTACCGATGCAACTGGAACAAACAGCACTGTATACACAGCAGGAAGTGCTGGTAGTTACAGCGGAGATGCCAAACCAGGAACCATTGATAGTGGACACGGGATTAGTGTCACTGGTACTACTCAAGGTGCTGGTACAAGTGTAACCGCTCAGTTCGTTTCTGAAATTAGTATCTTCGACTGATGGATAGACTACAAGAAGCAATCGGGCTAGGATTGGTTCTTGGTATTGTTCATGGATTATTGCAACCAGCGTATTCTGTGCCGGTAGTCCCGAACTTTACACAGGGCTCAATGACTAGCCATACGGAAACCACTTCTACGGTTACCGAGACCATCAATTCGATGGATTATAACACAGGATATCAATATTCTGTAACTGGCAGTGGTGTTGAACCAACCAGTGGAATTTTATCACCAACAACAGGTGATGTTAATGTAACAATTGAAGGGGTGAATTCAAAATGGACAGGAGTCACAGCGACACCATCATTCAAACAGACAACACCAGGAGCAGCGTTTCAGTTTACGCAGACCGTCTCTGGTCCAGGTTTAAGCAATCACACGATTATCCAAAGGGAGACAACCGTTACAAGCGTAACGGACACTACAAGTATCTTCCAGCAGTAATCGCATTACTATTTGCAACTCCAGTAAATGCAGAGACTGTTGGTGGAGTATCCGCAACAGCATCTCCAATCGCGAATAGCTCAGGCTCAGTGACCAATCAAGCTATTCAGGTTTTACAAGGCCCATATATCACGAATACTTACGGGGGAGGAATCCAGTGTCAAGGTCCTACTGTTAACTTTACCCCATTCATTACAGGTTCGCTTTCTCAACAACATCCATATGAACCATATTATATGGATCCAGTATATGATATGCGCGATTTAACAGGCGATATTGATGCTAATGGAAATGCTACGGGAGATGGAGCCCCCGATAATCCTGGCTCGATTCTCTATCATGTTCCGACAAGAACAGGACAAAAAAATAATACTAACCTATCTGCTGGTTTCTCTATGACATGGAGCACACCATTAGATAAAAAACTACAAGACCAATGTAAAGAAGCAGCAGCAACGCAGATTGCACTACAGCAACAACTTACTGCTAACAAGAGATTAGATTTTGAGATCGCCAGACTCAAGAATTGTGGACAATTATTAAAGGAAGGAATTCGTTTTCATCCTAGAAGTAAATATGCTGCAATATGTGCTGATGTCATAGTGGAAAGTAAGAATGCTATCGCACCTCACCATCATTCTATTTCCCGTCCTTCATCCTCCGCAATACCCGTATCGCCCGTGAGCGTTCGCGCTGAAGATCTCGGCGCTCCCTTAAGGACTCAATCTTTACCTTCTTCCCCCTGATCTTTGAAATCTTTGTAATCACTTTTTTGATTACAGGTTTGAATACTTTGAGTAGTAAGTCTGCCAATGGTTTTGCTAACAGAGCAGAACTAGTAGCAACTACAGCAATAGTAGCAGTGGTCGCAGCAACCTGTGGTGCTGGTAAGTATTGTGCTGTCCAAGGAATATCTTCGTAGAGAGTCACACAGATACCATTCTGTAGTTCATAACCAGATACTCTTTCTTTCTGGTTCTGTGCTACATCACCGATGCGTGGTGCATTGGGTGGAGGACAAGGAGGTTCTTTTTTTATTTCTGCCTTGGGAGCAGCATCCTTTGGAATCTCTGGTGCAGGGACTTCTGGTGGTCTAATAACAGGAGGTTTTGGTGGTGGTTGAGTTATATCCAATTCGTCTGGATTATAATCCATCGGATTATATGATGGCATATTACCATCACAAAAAACTCTAGCACCCTTTGGGTCATCACCAGTCAGGTTATCATTTGTTCCTTTCTTATTTTCAATATGTGCCTCTACGCACCCAGGAATATCAATAACAGGAACTCCAACCTCCACTGTTACTGGAGGGGCAGATGGGATACGTGGTTGATTTGTCATCCAACTAGGGACATTTATATCACGAACTTCCACGTTTCTAATATTAACGTCAGGAATCGGCATTTTTAACTGATGTAAAAATTATAATCAGAAATCATTGCGAATAATTTCTTTTTCATGTATGACAGATATTCCTGCTCTTCCACAGGACGCCTAGGAGATCCTGGCCATGTTTCTAGAGCATAAGATATGATTTCATACATCGCACGGATTTCATCTATGCCCATCTGAAATTCACAATACCAATCCTCATCATCAAAAATGTTGTCCAGATCAGGTAAGTCCACTCATTAATCTACCAAAGTTCCGTGTGCTCTACGAATTTCACGAAGTTCCTCAAAGTTCTTTTGCTTAGTTCCTCCGTCATACTCCCAGGCATAACCCTCGGTAATCATTTGTTCATTAAGTGATAAATCGGAATCTCCGATGTATAACCATCCGAGTAATCTACCATACTTACCCATACCACCAACAAGCTCAGTGCGAATGATAAGATCATCATCCCCAGCAATGGCACCATCCAGTGCTGCTTTGAGCCAATTCGTGGCATCAATACCGAGTGCTTTTTCTTCAAGGTCTCTTGTTCTTTTTTCTGGCGTATCGACTCCCGCCACTCTGACTCGCTCTTTTTTGAAAAGATCGAATCCGAGATCAATGGTAACATCTATCGTATCTCCGTCAACTACTCTATTAATCTTTATCACCCGGAAGTTGTAACAACTCTTCCGACTTGGTGGTGTCATTGCTCCCATCTTCTAACTCCCGAAATGCCATACTCATCACAATATATATGCAATATATAACACCTGCGAGAAGTATAATCAGTATCCAAACGATACTCCAGGTTATATCATTGACATCCTCAAGAGGTCTTAATACTAAATTCAATGTTCTTTATAATGTTCAGGGTGTGCTATGGAGTCGTGACAATAAAAGGCAAATGGACCGAGCATAAGAACACTAAAAGGCAGGAGCATATTAATGTTCCTGCCCACCCAATGTGCTATGTGAATCATTGCACTTATTGCGTTTTATATCTTATCTATAATCCGGATTACTATTTTTAGATGGAATAAGTTGATATGCTAACTTGTCTCTCAACTTGTTAATACGCTCCTCATCAAAGTGAGAAAAGTTTGGATATTTCTCTGTCTTCTTATAATAATGCAATGCATTTTGGATGATTGTAAAATCCTCCATCGTTAGTTCGAAGTTCATTAGCAATCATTGAAAGAAGAACCAATCTCAGATCCAATCTCTGAACCAGCTCGCTGACCTAAGAGTAATGCCCAACCGGATGCTAACCAACCAATGTAAGGAATACTAGAGACTGCTGGAACTACGACACCAGCACTAATTGCTGTTCCTGCCATCGCACCTTGAGACCGTGCGCCAGCGTCCGCCCGTATACACTCTTCGCTTTTTGCAAGTGACTTTCCCTCAGCATCTACTGCAACGCCTCCCAGATTGCGAGTGCCATCCATGGTATATTGATCACTGCGAAGTTCACGACGCCTGTCAGTCGTAGGACCGAACAATCCACGCTTATCCTTATCAACGCTCAAGGATTTAGTTGATTCTAACACAGTAGGATCGTTTGCCTTATACTCAACTTTATATCCATCTCTGGTTGCTTCTACTTTATATGAAGAATAATCCCCAGAAGGAAAATTAATAACAGGATACTGCGGTCGCATTAAATGACCCAACACTCCAATGTGGGCAAAAGCAATGACTCCCCCCACACTAATAGCAACCCATTTAAATGGCGACCGTTGATTATACATGATTACATTTTGTAAGTTTCATCAGACTTTGGAGGTGTCTGAGTTGTAATTTGAATAGGTGCTTGCTCAATACGAATTGTTTGTGCAGGTGCTGTTTGTGCTGCTGCAGCAATCAATCTCTCAAGATCTGCCTTGGTAATTCCACCACCGCCGCCGCCAGCGGATGCAGCAGCTTGTTGCTGTTGCATCTTCATCGTGCCATCATTAGATTTCTTTGCCGTTTGAACCCCAAAAGTAGCTAAAACCCCAGTGAACACGGAGGCTATGAATGTCGGATCGAGCTTCTGTTCAGGAATACCAAGAGCAGGTGGAAGTTTAATATATGCCAGAGTAAGAATACCACCAGACCAGACAAGGATACCAAGACGGACCATTGTGCTGATTGCTTCTAACTGACTTTCATTGTCAGCAGCAGCATCTTTCATCCTACCAAAAAAACCTTTTTTCTTTTCTTCAATAGGTTCTTCTTTTACTTCTTTTACATCGCTACGAACTTCTGGCATTGGTCATAAGCAAAGGCAGCTTTATTTAGCAATAAATCCTTTCTCAACTAACCACTCACGAGTCATAGGTGTAGGATCATAATCAGTCCACATAGTTCCCCGAGCACAAGACTCAAGTGCTGCTGCAGTCATACCTTCAGTGTGACCTGCCCAATATGCTTCTTTCTCCCAGGGAATAGCATGTGGTTGTGTTGCATAGGCACTCTTTGCGATTGCCTGATACATGCTAGGAACATCTTCCTCATTCATAATAATAGCAATGAAGTTATTATTGATTGTTCCTGCCATACAATCCTGAGCAGCGTGCCACCCTTCATGACGCATTACTGACATAACAGTATGAGGACGCTTCATATGAGCAACATTCAAGAAGAAGTTGTTACTCACAGTGTGATATACACCACGGTGTCCAACTGGGAAGTATCGTGAGTCTGCTAGAAAAACTTTAGCTCCGACTGCATTAAGTGATCGGATGAGAGAGTCAAACTCATCAGCAATAATATCATAATCAATATCAACCAAGTAATCATCCTTGTTGAGATCAGAAACTGTTTTGAGTTCTTTGACATGATCAGTGCATTCTTGGAGTAACATACACCCCATAGAGTGCATAGTGAAATACTCTTCATCTTTAATTGGATCAGCAAGTGCTGGTGCAGCAATAGATGCTGCTGCCAGCATACCCATAATAATTTTTTTCATATCAGAAAGAAGGAATAGAAGAACCAGATACACCAGGAATAGCACCACCAGTTGCACCTGGGAGTTCGGGCATGGCAGCATCTAACATACCAGGAAGTGCTCCTGCGATTGCCTCTGTTGCTGCCTTAGCAACACGCTCTTTGACACTTTCAGCAATGGCATCACGACGGAGATAAACAACTGTTCCTCCACCAATAATACCGGCAGTTCCTACAAATGATAGGACTGCTAATACATTAATTACTTTTTGCATAATAGTAAGCCTCGTAATATTTGACAATGCCATTACAATTTACATTGCCTTGTGAAACCCAATCATGAGCACACTCGTATATAGATTGGTTTGTGTATTTAGATTTTCTATCTACCACATCAAGACTTCTACCAAACCTTGACAAAAGTATAGAAAGTGCCTGTTGCCTTATCTTAATTTTTTCTTCGTTGTAGCGCCAATCATCGATGGACATTTTCTGAACCGCCTTGAAAGTTTTCAGATCCCCCAATGGGATCAAGTTGAACAGTTGTAGCACCACT